GTATAATTGGTCTGCTATTTTAGTAATCTTAGGCGTTTTAACATCTATCATTTCACGAATGTATATATAAAGTGCCTTTTTATTAAACACATCTAAACTATCTCTTTTGCGAAATACTTCTAAAATAGCATCGGCTACTTGAGCATCTGTTTCTTTAGGAAATAATTCAAATATATTTTCGGTACAATACGTTATATATTCATCCATAAATTTAGATAAATTACTTTCAACAACGCTTTTAGTATCGTCTAATTGGTATGAAAATTTTTCATCTTCTTCAATTGAAGCTACTGGAGATGTTTCAACACGTTTTTTGTAATTTTTCTGATTGGATAAAATTAAATAGCGTTTAGCAATTGTACCGAAATAAGAAAATGCTTTAGCACCTTTACTTTGATCAAATAAATGCATTTTAGAAAGTAAAAATGTAATTACTTCATGTTGTAAATCCTCAATATTATCTACCTCGGTATAATAAAATTTAAAGGTATGAATTATATTTTCGGTTAATTTAAAAAACGCATAGTGAATTTGTTCGTTATATATTCTATTACGTTCTTCAAAATCAGTACTATGATTATATGCTACAATAGCATCTTCGGTATCCTTAGTAAAATACACATTGGAAGTTTTTTTCTTCCTTTTTCTAACTTCTACTTCCATTCTATAAATTCTTAACGTTAAATGTGTCTAATATTTCTTGTAATGCTTTTAATTGTTGGAAGAAAAATCCAACTTCATCATCACTTTCAAATGAACCTTTAGCGTCTACTTCTTTAAGTTTCTTATGTGAATAATCAATAATTTCCGAAAATTTATTTAGGTAAGTCATATACCCTCTTAAAATATCTTCTTGTTTCTCGTTCTTGCGGAGAAGGTTAAATTTAATCCCTCTGATTTGATACTACCAAGTGCTTTTTGTTTTTGTGCACTTTGAGTTTTACCATTGGGTTTGTTTCCCCCCAATGTAAAATTTTTCTTTGGCTCCTCCAAGTTTTTTCCCTGGAATTTTGGAAGCCATTCTTTTTCAAATTCAATACGAGCAGCCATCAAGTCAGCCTGGTGTAATATAAATGGTAATGCTGTACGTGGTTTTTGTTCGGGAAGATAACCCATAAGATATTTCTTATTACCTTCATCGTATAAACCATCATGTGTTTGAATAGCAACCATTTCATTAAATGTGTACTGGATGTTATTAGAGTGTAAGAAGAATAAACTACGATCGGGAACCGAAGCGAATGGAATAGTGTTGTTAAACATATAATCTTCACCTAGTTTATCTCTACGCCATTGATCCGTTTGTGGGATATAAGCATCTTGATTTTCATCACCCAATTTACCTAGGTCATGATTCAAAGCAGAAAATATTAATTCTTCAAACGTATAAGTACTAGTGTCAGCACCCATATCATCCCATACTTTGTGTAAGCGAACGGCACATTCCATTACTCGAACAACATGATCAACATACCCTCCAGGGAAAGCGTTGTGGTATTCTTTCTTATGTGACGCAGGCATCATCATTAATCTATCTTGGTACTTTTCATAGAAAGCAACCAAATTATCTTTACGTGGTGATGTGATGAATTGATCAATCATCGACATCAATTTTTCCCAATTTCCTTGGATTTGTTCAGCTGTTAGGTTCATAACTTTTATTTTTAAATTTTAGCGAGCGGATGAATTCATTTCGTTAGCACTACGAGGTTCATACTCAATATATGCTTTTAATTCTTTTACTAATTCTTTCATTTCACTTGTAACTTGTAGAAAGTCATTTAAATTTCCACTACGTTTTAAGATGAAATCTGCTTTCGTTAGATTGCCTTCTAGTTTTTCTAGTTTGCGTCTAATAATTTCACGATTTACCATATGTTTGTTTATTTATTGTTTACCATTTATCCCCCCGGTTCCATCATCCCTCTCATCACTCATCTCTCATTCCCCCTTTTTCCCTTTAACCCCGTATTTAGAAGTTACGAAAGCTATCTTATACTTCCAAATTTTCTTCTCCAAAATCAAAAATCTTTTTTAGGTGGGAACATTTTTCATAATCTTCAATCGCAACAAAATAATTAATGGCCTGTTCCAATGCGTTGAATAAATAACTTCCATTTGCCCTAATTCGAACTGCGTTCTGATGATTTGGGTCGTTTAAATCTATCATTTTGATAAATTGCCATGCTCTGTTGAATACGAGTGCGTCACCGGATTCTTCTAATAATTCTGTACTGTATTCGGGATCATTTTTTCTAAAGAAAGTACTAAGTTGGCGTTTGAATACATCGTTATTTTTTATTAATTTTTCAAACATACCAACCCAAAACAACGGCTGCTCGTACAAGTTAATAACATATATTTCCTCGTCTTTGAAATCGCTTTTATCGTCAAATAAATTGAAGATTTTGTTGATGTCCATGTATATAAATATATGCAAAACATAAAAAAACACCAACGTTTCCGTTGATGTTTCGTTTTAGTGGAGCTGCTGGGGCTCGAACCCAGTTCCAAACAATAAGTCTAAATCGACTCATTCACAAGCTTAGCTTATTTTTCTAAATAAACAAAATATAGAGTTCTTATTTTGCCATTATTACTCTCAACTGTGGGAAGTTCACTTCTACCATTTAATGGATTTACAGGTAGCACCTCTAACGAGACCTTTTAATTCACATTCTGTTTAAAGCCCCATGATGTGTACGGGAGGGATTAGGCAGCTACTGCGTAATCAGCACCAACGAAAGACATAACGTCTTCGAAAGTCATTGTAGATAATTCTACGTTTGCGTTTATTGTTTGATAGGTGTTTAAGGATTTCCAATCTAATCCTGCTTGTATCATCTTTCTCTACTTCAATTGCTGTCAATACCAGTGCCAGCCCCATATTGTACAGGAGGTTGGGTTCGAACCAACACGGTTTAGTTGCCTATCAACCAACCTATTTTACTAGGTCACGTCTGCAAAGTAATACAGTAGCTACTATAATACATTCCGCCACTCCTGTTTATGTAGTCAGACCCAGAATCGAACTGGGATGGGAGCTACCCGTTTTCTACTTTTGAATATGCTGATTAAGTTAACATCACAGCAGGAATTTCATTTTCGTCTTTGTGCGTACCATACGCTCTGACTATCACAACTTTTATCTAAGCACCCTTGAGTTGTCAACAAGGCCTACAAACGATTAGGAGCTATTAAGCGAGCAGATCTTACGGTATGCCACGGCTGTGTTTCGATCCCGTGTACTTAGGGCTATTGTAGTCAAGACAGGATTCGAACCTGTATGGTTTCAAGAGTTGACATTGCTTGGTGCACCAAGGAAACCTTCGGCATTTGCTCTTGTAGCGTCTACCAATTCCGCCACCTGACTATCCGATCTACTTTTTAATTAGCGGCACCTTTACACGGCCGAAGATCTCTAATTGTGAAGTTTTTAAACTATTTTGTAGCTGTTGTATCTACTGTAGTTGCTGTACTATCAACGCTTACTGCAGTTGAATCTACTGCTGTGCTGTCTGTAGTTGGAGCAGTTGTGTTGTTGTTAGAACATGCTGTCATTGTCATTGTTGCGATTGCGATCGCTGCGATAATCATTTTTTTCATGATGTTTGTTTTTTTGTTTAAATAATTAAAAAGTTTAGTGTTACTATAAATATTAGTTATTCTCTAATTCGTCTATTTGTCTTTTTACATTTCTAATTTCGTCGGTAATCTTATCGTATTCAACAAGAACGTCGACACATGCTGGGTTTAATGGATGGTATCTCCAAATTTCAGCTTGAATTTCTGATAAGAAGAAAATCTTATTGATTAAATCTTCTTGTGTTGGTTTATTATTTTCCATGTTTATGTTTTTATATATTTAAATCTACGACTATTTTTTTATATATCCAAATCTTTATAAATACTTTTTACCAATCTCTTCAATTACTTCTTTTGCTTCTTTTATACCAATGCTAAAAAACTCTCTATTAGTATTAACGCGACATGAATCTAAATGTCTATGTATTTCGGCTTCTAAAAATTCACCTTCGTGACATTTGAAAGCATATTCCACTTTAAATGGTGTAGCAACGCCGGTAGCAGATGATATTTGATATGCGCGTTCTTCGGGTGTTTGCTTTGTGTACCCAATCTTAACTACATCAGGCATGGATTCATTTGATAAAACGTAGATCCAATACTTACCTTCGCCTGAACGATTAATTCCTATTTTCTTTCTACCTGTATAATACGTAACATCATCCCATTTTCCATCTCCAGAAGGTACTAATGTATAATATTCGGCTGGATATCCCATTAAATCATCTTTGCAACTAATATAGTGTTGAGCTTCTTCAACTGTAAGTCTTTGTATGTTCATGATTTGAAAAATTGTGGGGCGGCGCTAACCGCCCCGATTTATTTAGTTAGCATATTCTAAAGCTAGATCGTATAATTTTTCGTTCAAAACCATATCTTGTTTGAAGTTCTTAATTTTACGAGCTTTACGGTTTTTAGTTCCGTAGGTGTAATTGAACATACCGTGAACCAATTTTTCTTGAATCACATTAAATACACTCCAAAGACTACTACCTTGGTCTTCAGGGCGAGTTGGTGTTAATAAATCATTCCAATCGATTTTTACATTCTCGATTTCTTCTTCTGTGAAGCGACATTCAACAGCACGTTTAGCAAAATCTAAGGCCTGATCTTGTGCTAACTCTGTAGCTTTAAATTTATTCATTGACTCAACAGTTAAAGGTAATTTTTCAACCATCGCTTTAATTGTATTTTGTAATGTTTCGAAATCATAACCATAGTGACGGATTTTCATATTCTCAAACTCTTGAGTAGATACTACTAAACCATTTTCACAAACCATACGGAACAAACCAGCAGTGAAAGTAAATGCATTTTTACCATCATGACTATTTGTTAATAATACTTGTGGGTAAACTGTGTCACCATCTGAACCATTAATAACGATGTCGTTGTTACGGAA